TCAAGACTCTCAATCAATTAAGAATGATTGAAGATTCAATTGTTATCTACAGATTATCACGCGCACCTGAGCGTAGAATTTTCTACATCGATGTAGGCAATCTACCTAAGGTAAAAGCAGAACAATACTTGCGTGATGTTATGTCTCGCTATCGCAACAAGCTTGTGTATGACGCACAAACTGGCGAGATGCGTGATGACAAAAAGCACATGAGTATGCTTGAAGATTTCTGGTTGCCTCGTAGAGAGGGTGGACGTGGTACTGAAATTACTACGCTGCCTGGAGGACAGAACCTTGGAGAACTTAAGGACGTTGAGTATTTTAAAAAGAAACTTTATAACTCTCTCAATCTTCCCCCTTCTCGTCTTACAGACGACAGCAAAGGATTTAACCTTGGTAAAACCACTGAAGTCCTCCGTGACGAACTTAAGTTTACCAAGTTTATTGGAAGACTACGTAAAAGATTCTCTGAGATGTTCCACGACATGCTCAAGACTCAACTCATTCTTAAAGGAGTAATTTCTCCTGAAGACTGGGATGATATGAAGGAGCATATCCAGTATGACTATCTCTTTGATAATCATTTCAATGAACTAAAAGAAATTGAAATGATGAACCAGAGGATGATGACTGTAAGTCAGATGGATCCTTTTGTTGGTAAGTATTTCTCTGTTGAATATATCCGTCGTCATGTTCTAAATCAAAAAGATACAGAATACAAGGATATTGATAAGCAGATTAAAGCAGAGATTGCTTCTGGTCTCTCTATTGATCCAGCAGAAGCAAATGCTATGGATCAAATGACAGCAGCAAACACTGCCCTTGCTCCTGAAATTCAGGATCAGCAAGCACAAGATGCTGCAGAAAGACAAGAACTTGCTGCTGATTCCGCATCTGAAAGAGAAGTGAAAAAAGCAAAGTCAATGCCTTCACCTTCTACAAATAATAAATAAATTATACAGAATACTTATTATGGAACAACATAACCCTGAACCTGGCGTGGTAAATATCGTTGATAAGATCAGCGACAACGACAGGGCATCTGCTATTGATGCTATTCATGATCTACTTTTTGCTAAAGCATCTGATGCTATGGCAACATACAAGCAGGTTGCCGCGAATACATTCTTTGATGAACCCACAGAAACGGAAGAACCCGATGAAACTGATAACGGAAACGATTGAAAACGTCAAAATCCTCACTGAGGAAAGAGACGGAAAGAAACTTCTTTATATCGAAGGAGTATTTTTACAGTCAGAACTAAAGAACCGTAATGGTCGCATGTATCCTTTCGATGTTCTCAACAATGAAGTTGAGAGATACAACGAAGAGTATGTGAAATCAAAGCGTGCTCTAGGTGAACTCGGTCATCCCGATGGTCCTACTATCAATCTTGATAGAGTATCTCACAGAATCACAAGTCTTCGCGCTGAAGGAAATAACTTCATTGGTAAGGCACAAATTCTTGATACACCCATGGGACAGATTGCTAAGTCTTTACTTGGCGAAGGAGTTCAGTTAGGTGTTTCATCCCGTGGTATGGGAAGCATCGAAAAGCGCGAAGATACTTCAGTAGTTCGCGATGACTTCATGCTTACAACTGCTGCTGATATTGTAGCAGATCCTTCTGCTCCTGATGCATTTGTTAATGGCATCATGGAAGGTAAAGAATGGGTATGGGACAACGGTATTCTCAAGGAATCAAAAGTTGATAAATACCAACGTTATATCAATGGCGCTCCGCGTCGTGAGTTAGAAGAGAGAACACTCAAGGTGTTTGAGGATTTCCTCGGAAAACTTTGATTTATAAATAAACTTAGATTAATTATTTACGGAAAATTACGAGGTAATCTCAAATGTCAGATATGTTAAATGAAAAATTTGAGGAGTTCGTTACCGAGCAAAAGGTGATTGTAGAAGCTGGCGATCCTATGCCAACAGTTTCTGCTAACATTATCCCCGGTGCTGGTAGCGAACCCTCTCAGGTTTCTGACGCGCAGACTGGTTCTGGCGGCAAGGATCCTATGCCTTCAGTTCAACCAGGTGTTGCTCCTGGACAATCTGCTGCTGCAGATTTAGGTGGAACTTCCACTGCTCCTAATGAGGATGATGACGACGGCGAAGAGAATCCTGGCGCTAAAGCGGCAGCACCTATTTCGCAAGTATCTGGCGATCCCCAACAGCGTGCCGGTAGTGCTGATCCTATGCCTACCGTTGGTGCTGATGTTGCATACGCAACCAGTACTGGACCTGCTGTTACTTACCCCATCAAGCCTTCCTTTGAAGAACTTGATGTTTCCGCTGATGTTGCCGCTCTAGTAGAAGGCACAGAACTCTCTGAAGAGTTCGCTGAGAAAGCAAAGACCATTTTTGAGGCTGCTGTCAAAGCGAAAATCTCTGAGGAGTATGACAAACTTGTAGAGCACTTTGCTGCTGAACTCGATAAGCACGTATCATCTGCTAAGGCAGAACTTTCCGAGGAAGTAGACGGCACAGTGTCCTATGCCATCGGTCAATGGATGGAGCAAAACCAAGTTGCTATTGACCGTGGAATCAGAAATGAGATCACTACAGACTTCATCGCAGGTTTGAAGGGTCTCTTTGAAGAGCACTACATTTCTATTCCCGACGAGAAAGTCGATGTTGTAGAAGGTATGGCTGAATCAATTCGTGAGATGGAAACACGCCTTGACGAACAGGTCAAAGCAAACGTGAAATTACAAAATCGTCTTAATGAGTCTGCCAAACTCAATATTCTGTCCACCGTGTCAGAAGGACTAGCAGATACTCAGAAAGAAAAACTCGCAGCACTTGCTGAGGGTCTAGAGTTTGTCTCGGAAGAGTCATTCTCCAAGAAGGTTACGACCATCAAGGAGTCTTACTTCAAAGAGTCAATCGCTACCCCAACGGAAGTTGTTGATGAATCCCCAGTCGAAGGTGTAGATGATTCTAACCCAGTAATGGCGCAGTATCTGAAAGCACTTGATCGCTGGTCCTAATAATAAACCCCACATTTTTCAAACAAGAGCAAACAAATGTTTAATTCAAAAGCTCTAACCGAAAAGTGGTCTCCTGTTCTAAGTCATGAAGGTGCTGGCACCATCAAAGACAACTATAGAAAGGCTGTTACCGCTGTTCTGTTAGAAAACACAGAAAATCAACTACGCGAAGAGCGTGGTATGATGAACGAAGCTAGTACTGTTGGAGCTATCAGCGCAGCTGGTGGACAAGCACTAGGTGGTTCTGGTCTAACCACCAAGACTGGTGGACTTGCAGGTTTCGATCCTGTAATGATCAACCTTATCCGTCGTGCAGCACCTAACTTGGTTGCATACGACATCTGTGGCGTTCAACCCATGAGCGGTCCTACTGGACTTATCTTCGCAATGAAGAGCCACTACAACACCAGAGCTGGCGCTGAGGCACTCTACAACGAGCCCGACACCAACTTCTCTGGAAACACACAGGGTCCTGGTGCATACAACGATCCCGTATCTCCTCTTGGCGATGGCGGCACGACTGATGCTAACCCTGGTCTGCTTAACGACGCCACTGGCGGCGGCACAACTGCTGCTAACTACGAGCGCCAAGCAGGCAACATTGCTAGAGAAACAGCAGAAGTTCTTGGATCGGGTTCGACCTTGTTCAACGAAATGGACTTCAGCATCGAGAAGACTGCGGTCACTGCTAAGACCAGAGCTCTTCGCGCTGAGTACACTCTAGAATTGGCACAAGACCTTAAGGCAATCCACGGTCTTGATGCAGAGCAGGAACTCGCTAACCTATTGTCTAGCGAAATCCTTGCTGAGATCAACCGTGAGGTTGTTCGTACCGTTTACACCGTTGCTAAGCCTGGTGCTCAGAACAACGTTGCTAACGCTGGTGTATTTGACCTCGACGTTGACAGCAACGGTCGTTGGTCGGTTGAGAAGTTCAAAGGACTTATGTTCCAAATCGAGCGCGATGCTAACGCTATCGCACAAGAGACTCGTAGAGGAAAGGGCAACTTCATCGTCACTTCTGCTGACGTTGCTTCTGCTCTTGCCATGTCTGGCACACTCGACTATTCCTCAGGTCTAACTGGCGCTGGTGGTCCTTCCATCGGTGACGTTGATGACACCGGAAACCTTCTAGTCGGCACCATGAACGGTCGCATTAAGGTCTATGTTGATCCTTACTCTGCTAACGTTTCTAACACCCACTACTACGTAGTTGGTTATAAGGGTTCTTCCCCTTATGACGCAGGACTATTCTACTGCCCCTACGTTCCCCTCCAGATGCTACGCAGCATCGATCCTCAGACCTTCCAACCTAAGATTGGTTTCAAGACCCGCTACGGCATGGTCAGCAATCCTTTCGTTGAGTCTTCTGCAGGAACTCCTGATGCTGAAGCACTTACTGCTTCTAAGAACCAGTACTACAGACGTGTTCGTGTTGCGAACCTCGCCTGATATAGTTACGATATCAACACAGGGACGCTGCGGCGTCCCTTTTTTTGTGCTTAAATAGAAGTAGTAAATCCCTATTGTTATGCCCCGTGGTAGCTTACACAAAACAGATATGCTTGCAAAAGTATACAAATTAAAAACTGAATTATATGATAAAGAAACGAATCCGGGTATGACAGGTCAATGGTATGACGGAGCTCATGATTCGCTAGATAAAGTATTAGATATTATAAACGAATACTCCCAATGAATCCTTCATTAGTATTGCTCTTGTGTTTATCGCCATTGGCGATTATTTTTATTATACTTAAGTTGTCTATGTGGATAACAGAAACAGTATCATTTCGTGCTGAAACTGATAAACTAAAACGTATGCAACATGGTCCCTATGAATTTTGGGATGAAGAAGAGGAAGACGAATGGACTTAAAAATATTACATAATAGAATTAATAAAATGAAAACTAAAATTTTGATGGAAGAACCATGCCCTCTGTATGAACCAGAGTGGGAAGACGTAACCAATTCAGTAAAAGACTGGGAAGATTTTTGGTATAATGAAGATGAAAATAATTGATAATTTTTTAGATAAAGAAGATTTTATTAGATTGCTATTTGAATTAGATGATCCAAATATGCCTTGGTTACAATCAACAATACTATCTTCCAGAGCAATTTCTGAGCATTTTCACAAGCACAAAAAATTAATATTAGATGACAAATACAATATTCAATTTTGTCATAATTTAGGGAAAGATGAAATATTTTTAAAACCTTTATTTGAAAAACTTGGAGTTGTAAATTTACACAGATGTAAAGTAAATTTAACAGTTGCTAACGAAAATCATATCGGTCATGGTTTTCATATTGATATTTCTAGCGGTATTCAAAATACAAAAGAATCATTTAATTGTAATACCGCAATATTGTATATCAATGATAACAATGGATACACAGAATTTGACACTGGAGAAAAAGTTAAATCAGTTCAAAATAGAGTTGTAATTTTTAAAAACGGATTATTGCATCAAGGAGTTTCGTGTACTGATGTAGCAAAAAGATTGGTATTAAATATAAACTACGAAACGGCAGAACAGGTTCAAGAAAATACAATAAATAGTATCAGCTTGGGAAGTTGACATGTCTGCTGAATGGTATAAGGAACAACCTACTAATAGGAATTTCCTGAACCCTATTGGTTATCTACTCAAATTAGAAAAATTTGAAGGTGTAGACTTTTTCTGTCAGACAGCAAATATCCCCGACGTTTCAATGCCAGTTACGGAAGTAGCAAGTCCTTTTAGAAACTTGCCTATCATTCCCAGCGGTGGTGTAACGTTCGGGGATTTTTCTGTGCGTTTTATTGTTGACGAAGATCTTGTAAATTATAACAGTATTTACAAATGGATTCGAGACAATGGCAACGCAGATCAGATGCAACGCACAACAAAAGAGTCAGAAATTTATACCAACGGACAACTCAACATTGTCACCTCACAATATAATCCAGCATTTGTTATAGACTACAGAGATATCTTCCCTGTCAGTTTGTCGGGGTTACAATTTGATGCTACAATGACAGATGTAGAATACATCACTGCTGAAGTTACATTTAAACATCAACAATTTTTTATTCGTGATAAACAATTTAAAACTCTATGAATTTTGAAACTCTTCGTAATAAATTTGACAAATTGAGAGAAGACTGGACAGAAGACTCAGCAGTTGACTTTCAATTTAAGAACAAACAGTATACCACGGATTTGGGGCAACTCGCATTATCGATCCCTTTCCAACATAATAAATACTTAAACCATTACACTGACATTCAGCAGATCAAAACTTCGCTGGAATTTGAGACCCGCAAACTGGTAAAGAATAAACGTGAGTATTACTCTGGCGAAGCAGACGCTAAGACATACGCCGCCAAACCATTCGGATCAAGCATTAAGACTTCAGAGAAAATGAGAACTTACCTTGAGGCAGATGAGGAGATCATCAACCTTGAGGCAAAGATCAAATACTTAGACCAGATGCTTTACTGGTTGGATCAAGTCATGCGTCAAATTTCTAATAGAGGTTTTCAGGTCAAGAGTGCCATTGAGTGGGAGAAATTCGTTAATGGACAATGATGACCACCCTCAGTATCAAAAAGAAAAACGAAGTATACGTTACCATTCAATCTGCTGAGCCACATGTACATCAGGAACTCTCAGATTATTTTTCGTTTGAAGTTCCTGAAGCAAAGTTCTTGAAGAAGAATCCCAGATACAAATACTGGGATGGAACTATTCGTCTGTACTCTCCTGGTACAGGCGACCTTTATGGTGGTCTGATGAAGCACCTACAAGTGTGGGCTGATGAACGACAATATAAAGTTGAATATGAAATGAATGACTGGTATGGAGAAGTCAGAGAAACTAACGACTTTGTTTCATACGCAGGCATCGAAACATTTATGAATAAAATTACACGATCTGAAATCAAACCAAGGGTGTATCAGTATCGTGCTGTTTACGAAGCAATTAAAAATAATAGAAAACTTTTACTTTCTCCCACGGGCAGTGGAAAAAGTTTGATGATCTATTCCCTCGTGAGATACTATACTGCCACCAACAAGAAGACGCTGATCATCGTTCCTACTACGTCCTTGGTAGAACAAATGGTCAATGACTTTAATGATTACGGATGGAATGCTGACGATCATGTGCATAAGATATATTCAGGCAAGGATAAAAATACGGACAAACCAATTATTATTTCCACTTGGCAATCCATCTACAAGTTCCCAAAAAGATACTTTGATGATATTGACTGTGTTATCGGTGATGAAGCACACCTATTTAAGTCAAAGTCCCTCACAGGAATCATGACTAAACTTCACAACGCTAAGTATAGGTTTGGTTTTACTGGAACCCTAGACGGGAGTAAAACTCACAAGTGGGTGTTGGAAGGATTGTTTGGTGATTGTGAACAAGTCACTAAAACAGATAGTCTAATTAAGGAAGGTTATCTTTCTAAGTTTAGGATAAAGATCCTACTTTGCAAACATGCTCCGCAACATTTTGAATCATATCACGAAGAGATTGATTACCTAGTAGAGCATCGTGGTAGAAATAACCTCATCAAAAATTTAGTAAAGGATATTGAAGGGAACACGCTTGTCTTGTTTAACTATATCGAGAAGCATGGTGAACCACTTTTGGAATTGATAAATAGCACCATAGACCCCGAGCGAAAAGTATTTTTTGTTCATGGTGGTACTGATGTAGAAGATAGAGAACAAGTCCGACAACTTACTGAAACCGAGAACAATGCTGTAATTATTGCTTCTTACGGAACATTCTCTACAGGTATCAACATCAAACGATTACACAATATTATTTTTGCTTCCCCTAGTAAGTCTCGCATTCGTAACCTCCAATCTATCGGACGTGTTCTCAGGAAAGGCGAAGGTAAAGATATAGCAACCTTATACGATATCGCTGATGATATTGGCGGTCAGAATTATACCCTTAGACATTTGAATGAACGAGTTAACATTTACAATGAAGAGAATTTTAAGTATGAGGTTATAAAAGTAAACCTTAGAGCAAATTAAATATGGAAGAAGAATTCTATGCAACTATTAAATTAGTATCCGGTGAAGAGTTAGTATCTAAAGTATGCTATCTTAGTGAAGAAGATAAAATTATGTTAGAGAGACCCCTCGTGGTTGAAAATTCTAAACAGAAAAAAGGTCAGTTAGAAGTAACAGGCTTTGCTTTGAAAGAATGGATCTCTGCTACATTTGATAATATGTTTGTTATAAACAGAAATCATGTATTAACTATGGTTGAGATTGAGGGTGAGATTGTAGACTTCTATGAAAAAACTCTCCTCCGTATGGAGACTGGAAAGTCTCTAGCGGGAAGAGGAAACAAATTACCTAGAGATTCTGGATACCTAGGATCAGTAAAAGAAATGAAAAAGTCTTTAGAAGATCTATTTAATAGAAGCTAAGAGCTACAACCCTTCTGAACTCTGACATAGTTATTCTACTGAGTTTATGAGGATCTGTCAAGCTTTGACAAGAATGGCATAGAGTGGTATACTTAATATTATGATAATGTAAGATAAACCGTGGCATACACAGTAATGGCAAAACGAAAGCAAACTGAATACTACGTAAACAACAAGGAATTCCTTGCTGCCATTACTGAGTATCGCGATAAAGTTATTAGAGCAAAAGAAGAAGAGAAACCTCGACCGCGTGTGACCAATTATATTGGTGAGTGCTTTCTTAAGATCGCTACACACCTATCATACAAACCAAACTTTGTCAATTACATGTTCCGTGAGGACATGATCTGTGATGGTATAGAGAACTGCCTACAGTATATTGATAACTTTAATCCAGAGAAATCTCAGAACCCGTTTGCTTACTTCACACAAATTATCTATTACGCTTTCTTACGTCGTATTCAAAAAGAGAAAAAGCAACTAGAGATCAAGGGTAAGATCCTAGAGAGATCTGGACATGACGAAGTGATGCATACTGATTCGTATGATGGTACAATGTCTGGTATGAACGCTTCGTATTCTGACATGGGTAGTATCAAAGAAAATATTGAAACAAGAATGAACCGATGAATTATGAATGGTATGAAACTCCCTATGGAAAGTTCAGAGTTGAGAAGAGACGGTTTGGAACGTGGTCTAGCTTTGGTGAGGATGGCGAGAGCATCGTCACAGGAGGTACGAGGGAATCTGTCATGGTCGGAACGCCATTCCACTTGGAAGGTGTCGCTACTAACTGGGCAAACTGTAAATACTCAGCACGATATGATGGGACAGTGAGCGGTAAGTTATGAAGATTGCTTTAATTACAGATCAACATCTTGATGGACGCAAGGGTTCTCTAGCGTTTTGGAACTACTTTCAAAAATTTTATGATGATGTATTTTTTCCAACTCTTGAAAAAGAAGGCATCGATACTGTCATTGATCTTGGTGACACTTTTGATAATCGAAAGTCCATAGACTTTAATACTTACCATCGTGTTCGTGAAAATTACTTTGAAAAACTAGCAAAGTATAACGTTCATATGTTGCTTGGTAATCACTGCACTTATTACAAGAATACCAATCGTATTAACTCACCAGAACTTCTACTAGAGAAGTATGACAACATCACAATCTATTCTGAACCCAAGCATCTGAAACTTGGTAACAAAAAGTTTTTGATGTTGCCATGGATCAACAAAGAAAACATAGAGGGAATAACAAATCTTCTTAATACTAGCGAAGCAGATATCTGCTGCGGTCATCTAGAACTCTCTGGGTTTGAGATTACTCCCGGCATGAAGATGGATCATGGTATGGATGCTGGTTTATTCCATCGCTTTAAACGTGTGTGGTCTGGACACTATCACCATAAATCTAAAAAGGGTAACGTCCAGTACCTAGGCAACCCTTACCAGATGTATTGGAATGATTATAAAGACGCTCGCGGATTCCATATCTACGATACTGAAAGTGATCGACTTAAGTTTGTCGCAAATCCCTACGAGATCTTTGACAAAATCTTCTATGACGATTCCAGTATGGACTACAACAAACAAGATGTGTCTAGTTATAAAGACAAGTTCATCAAGATCGTTGTCAATGAAAAACGAGACTACCAAATGTTTGAAACATTGGTTGATCGTCTTTACAACGTAGGTGTCCATGATGTTAAAATTGTAGAGACACTAGTTGATATCGAAGATCAGGTAGATCTTGAAGTTTCTACTAAAGATACTCTTACACTTCTTAATGAGTATATTGATGAAGTAGAAATGACCGTAGATAAATCTGATCTTAAGAGTTTGATGAGATCTCTATATATTGAGAGTTGTAATGTGGTCTAATGTTTATTGTAACTTTAGAAGATCAACCTGATGGTGTTTACTCTATCTTCGATGATGATGAGGATAGGGTAATTCCTATATTTCAGGAAGAAGAAGATGCTGACAGATATCTGATGATGCTACAGATTGATGAAGATTATCCACCCATGCAGATCCTAGAGATTGACGACCATGCTATAATAGCAGCATGTCAAGAACGCGGTCATAAATTCTCTGTTATTACTGCTGATGATTTTTTAATTCCCCCTGATGATTCCGAAGAATGATTATTTTTAAAAAGATTCGTTGGAAGAATTTTCTTTCGACGGGTAATGTTTTTAGTGAAGTTGATTTAAGAACATCAAAAACCAATCTGATCATAGGATCAAATGGCGCAGGTAAGAGTACTATTCTAGATGCTCTTACCTTTTCTTTGTTTGGGAAACCATTTCGTAAGATCAACAAACCGATGCTGGTAAACAGTATCAATGAAAAAAACTGTCTTACTGAAATTGAATTCAGTATTGGTAAGAAAGAATACAAGTTGGTTCGGGGGGTTAAACCAAATGTATTTGAGATTTACTGTAATGGTGAACTGTGGAATCAGGAGAGTTCTTTAGTAGAACAGCAGAAAAACTTTGAGAATAATGTTCTTAAGATGAACTACAAGTCATTCACACAGATTGTGGTGCTTGGTTCTTCTACGTTTGTTCCATTCATGCGTCTGCCTCTAGCACAACGTCGTGAGATTATAGAAGACATCCTTGACATTCAAGTATTCTCTACGATGAATATTCTTCTTCGTGATAAAGTCAGGGAAAACAACGAAGACATTAAGACGATTGACTATGAGATACATCTTTTGACGGAGAAGATTGATCTCCAGAAGAAGTATATGCTTGAGTTAGAAAAGAAAACTAAGGAAGAGATTACTCGTAAAGAGAATAAGATTGCTGAATTGTTGGGAGATGAAAATACTCAACACCAAGAAATTGCGCGACTAACTTCTGAAGTTGAAAAACATTCTAAAGAAATGGAAGCAGTGTCTACCAGCACTTCAAAACTGAAGAAGTTAAACACTTTTCTAATTAAAGTTCAGGGTAAATTAAAGACATGTAAAAAAGAACATGAGTTTTTTGAAAAGAATCATGTGTGTCCTACATGTACTCAGGAATTATCAGAAGAATTTCGTGATGAAAAGTTGGAGTCTGGGAAGACTAAGGTTGATGAAATGCTTGTAGGATACAATGATATCCTTTCTGCTATAGGAGAAGAGGAAGTTAAATTTAATAAATTTACTGAGTTGTCAAGTCAGGTCATGTCTATCAACAACTCTATCAGTCAATCTAACTTCCAGATCACGTCACTCAGAAAAACTATTTCTGATATCGAATCTGAGATTAAAGAACTGGAAGGTAGCAACCCAGACAAGAAAGCAGAGTTTGTAAAACTTGAGGGTCTTGTTAGGAATAAGAAACAATTGGGTGGTACACTCGCAGAGAACCGTAAGGACCGTGATACACTATTAGTGGCATCGCAACTGCTAAAAGACAATGGTATCAAGACTAGGATCATCAAGACCTATCTTCCAGCGATGAACCAACTCATCAATCAGTATCTGCAGAGTATGGACTTTTATGTCAACTTTACACTAAACGAGAACTTTGAGGAGATAATTAAGTCTAGGTATAGGGATGTGTTTTCTTATGATTCGTTCAGTGAAGGAGAGAAATCTCGTATTGATATCGCTCTGTTGCTTACTTGGCGTTCTATTGCTAAACTTAAGAATAGTGTGGATACTAATCTACTTATCTTAGATGAGATTTTTGACAGTTCATTGGACCAGCAAGGTGGTATGGATCTGAGTTGGATCCTACGTAACTTTGATGACAACTCAAACATCTATGTTATCAGTCATAGAGAAAACCTTGACGGTAAATTTGAGAGAACTATCACAGCAGAGAAAGAAAAGAACTTCTCCGTGATCCGAGAGACAGTTTCTGAACTGGACTAGGGGTGCCTTCGGGCACCCTTTTTTTGTATATACTAGTAGCATCAACGCAAACGAAGCATGTCATCCCAAGAGATCAAAGGAAACTTAGCACGACTGCTCGCAACAGAGAACCTGATTGTAGAGCACCGTAGAGTCGCTACAGCGTCCTTTGATGTGGATCGCCGTGTGTTGACCCTCCCTAACTGGGACAAGGCATCTAGCACCGTATACGATATGCTGGTGGGTCATGAGGTAGGTCATGCTCTCTTTACTCCCAATAAAGATTGGCGCGATGTTGTAGATTGTCCTAAGGACTTTGTTAATGTGATTGAGGATGCTCGTATTGAGAAACTCATGAAACGTAAGTATCCTGGTTTGCGTAAGTCTTTTGCTGGTGGATACAAAGAATTAAATGAAGCTGATTTCTTTAGCATCGATGGAGAAGATTTTAATACTTTTAGTTTGATTGACCGTATCAATCTTCACTTCAAGATTGGTGCTAGTGCTATGGTTCCTTTCTCTATTGAGGAACAATTGTTCGTTGCTCGTACTGATGTTGCTGAGACTTTTGAAGAAGTCTTGCAAATTGCTATAGATGTTTTTAACTTCAGCAAGCAAGAACAAGAAGAAGAGCAGGAAGAAACTCCACAAGAAATGCCTGCTAATGAAACTTCATCAGCATCACAGGAAGATGTAGAGCAGCAAGAAACAGATAATCAAGAACAACCTAAACAGGAAAATACTACTAGTAGTGGTCAAGAGCAATCTGGTATTGGAGAGGAAGATGAAGAAGAATCTGAAGAAGGTTCTAAGACACAAGATAGTTTTAATGAGGCAGCAAGAGGGTTAACCGATCGCTACTCCAATGATCCTGTATACGTAGAGATTCCTGACAGTGTGGATCTCCCCACGTTTGTTGCTGATTGGACTGAAGTTCATGACTGGATTGATGAGTATCGTAATAACTTCCTTGGCAAGAATGAAGGAGACGATTATTACAATCCTTATGAAACTGTAGATAAATCTTACGTAGAGTTTCGTAAGCAATCGCAGAAAGAGGTAAATTATCTTGTTAAGGAATTTGAATGTCGTAAGTCTGCTGACGCTTATGCTCGTGCTGGTCAATCTAAGACTGGTGTGCTTGATACTTCTAAGCTTCATACTTATAAGTACAACGAAGATCTTTTCAAAAAAGTAACTGTAATTCCTGATGGTAAGAATCATGGTTTGATATTCTTGCTTGACTGGTCTGGTTCTATGCAAAATGAAATTCTTTCTACAGTAAAACAGTTGTTGAATCTGACTGCTTTCTGTAAGAAAGTTCAGATCCCGTTTGAGGTGTATGCTTTTACGAATGAGTTTTATACTGTTCGACGTATCAAGAACGGTGTTAATGAATACGTTTCCAATAACGAGTATTTTGAAAAAAATGGTTGTATGGAAGGTAAGATCTTTTTGCCAAAAGATATGTTTCACTTGATGAACTTTGTTTCCTCTCGCTCTAACTCTAAAGACTATGAGCGTATGTGTTTAAACTTGTATCGTGAGGCATATATTTTTGTGTATGCTTGTTCGTATCAATCCACCATTGGCATTGGTCTTTCTGGCACTCCTTTGAATGAGGGTATTGTTATGTTGAATTATATTATCCCTCAATTCAAAAAACAAAATGATCTTCAAAAAGTAAACGTGTGTGTTCTGTCTGACGGAGAAGCATGTCAGTCTTCTTATGGTCGTGAACTTTACAGCGATCATAAAGATGAATTTTATATTCGTCCACGTCGCCTTGATTACAGATCAGTTTTACGAGATCGCACCACCGGTCGTGTTTATGCTATGAATGATACTTGGTCTGATATGACTAATATTTTTATCCAACAATTGCGTGATCGTAATCCTGGTGTAAACGTTCTTGGTTTTCGTATTATGTCTAGTGGTGGTCTTAGTAACTTTGTTTCTATCTACGGTAATATTTCTTACTACGATCAAGTACAGAAGCAATGGAGAAAATCTAAATCTGCTGTGGTCCCTTTCCCTAAAAGTTACACTGCTCTGTATGTGATTAGTAATAATGCTGTAGAATCTGATGTAGATTTTGATGTTGAGACTGGTGCTAAGAAAGGTGAGATTTCTCGTGCCTTTAAAAAGATGCTTGGATCCAAATCTGCTAACAAGAAACTACTAAATTCCTTCATCGAGTATGTCGCTTGATGAACCGTCCACTCTGCCCCTGACTCTGCCCCACTCTGCCCTATAATAACTACATCAACGAAACGAACCATGCCTGCCAAACTCGATCTCACTACAACTCAACTCGCTTCTTTCCTATCAGAAAATTTTGGCAACGATGTCAATGCCGAGCACGTTCGTTCTGCCTGTGATCACTTTGGTATCACCTATGCTACTGCTACCAAGCGTCTGCGTGATTTCTATGTCAAGCGTGGCACTTGGAACCTGACAGTTCAAGAGCGTCTTGAGCAAACCTACGAATCACCTGCTGCTATTCCAGTTGCTGATAGCAACGATGAGAACCTTGTTCCCATGAAGGACGAGAACTATGTTCCATTTGGAAACTTTGCTGATGTGAAGAAGATCATTCAATCCAAGATTTTCTACCCTACTTTTATTACTGGTCTGTCTGGTAATGGCAAGACTTTCTCTGTCGAGCAAGCATGTGCTGCTCTAAATAGAGAACTTATTCGCGTGAACATTACCATTGAAACCGACGAGGATGATCTTATTGGTGGTTTCCGTCTTGTTAACGGCGAAACTGTTTGGCATAATGGTCCTGTCATCGAAGCTTTGGAGCGTGGAGCTGTGTTGCTTCTAGATGAAGTTGACTTGGCATCCAATAAGATCCTTTGTCTTCAGTCTGTTTTAGAAGGTAAGGGTGTATTCTTGAAGAAGACTGGTCGTTATGTACAACCCAAAGCAGGTTTCAATGTCGTTGCTACTGCTAATACTAAAGGTAAAGGTTCTGAAGATGGTCGCTTTATTGGCACTAACGTTCTGAACGAAGCATTCCTTGAGCGTTTTGCTTTGACCTTTGAGCAAGAGTATCCTACTCCTGCTACTGAGAGCAAGATTCTGCTACGTGTTGCTGCTTCTGTAGGTAAGCATGACGAAGACTTCTGTAAGAATCTTGCTAACTGGGCAGACATTATTCGTAAGACATTTGCTGATGGTGGTATCGATGAGGTTATTTCTACCCGTCGTCTGGTCCACATCATTCGTGCTTATGCTATCTGGAGTGATCGTATGAAGGCGATCAAGGTATGTGTAAATCGTTTCGATGATGAGACTCGTCAATCATTCATCGAATTGTATGATAAGATTGATGCTGACGTTCAAACTGAGGAGGAGGAAAATGCATCATACTAAACAACTTCATGGATACGTAAACAACCTTGCCATCATCGAAGATGGTGAGGATCGTAAAACTGTAAAAATTATGGGTGGCAATGGTTTGAAGTTGTTTGTCAAAGACCTTGACGGCAAGGTTCAAGAGTGCTACCATAGTAATCTACGCTTAATCTGGGATAACTGAATGGCGAAAAAATACAATGAAGATGCTCTGTTGAAAGAGCTGAGTGATTACATTGCTGGAACTTATGGACAACACTATTCTGCTGGTAACGACAGCATTCAAACGTTAGATCTAATTGAAGCATGTGGAGACGCTGAGGCATTCTGCCGTAGCAACATCCTCAAGTATGCTTCACGCTACGATCGTAAGGGCACTGCCCGTCGTGATATCATTAAGATCCTTCACTACGCATTGCTGCTGCTCCACTTCTCTGACAAATCTCAAACCACGGAAATCTACAATCAATGAGTAAAGTTATTCTTTCTAGAAAAACACTAGATGTTCTCAAAAACTTCAGCACTATCAATTCCTCTATTGTCTTCCGTAAAGGATCCACGGTTAGAACTATCTCTAATGCAGAGAACATCCTCGCAAAGTTTACTGGCGAGGAAGTCTTTCCAGTTGACTTCGCTATCTATGATCTTAGTCAGTTCCTTTCTGGGATCTCTTTGTTTAGCGACCCTCAGCTTGAGTTTGACAACGAAAATTTTGTCAGCATCCGTGGCGGTCGTCAGTCTGCTCGCTATTTCTTTTCTGATCCAGAGATTACGCTCAAGTCTGCTCCAGAAAAAAACGTAAAGTTTCCTGGTTCTGATCTTCAGTTCAGTTTGACTGGTGAAGATCTGATTGCTCTACAGAAAGCATCTGCTGTCTACAGTCTACCTGATCTTACCTTCCAATCAATCGAAGGTCATGATGAGATTAAACTTATCCTTAGGGACAAAGAGAATGATACCAGCAATACTTACGATATCACCGTGGCAGGTTCTACTACTGGCACCTATACTCTTGATCTTAAGATTGAAAACATTCGTCTTCTCCCAGGTGATTATACAGTCAAAGTATCTCAACACCTCATTTCAGAGTGGACTAACGTAAACACTGACCTGACTTATTACATTGCCCTTGAACCAGCGTGAAGCATATTCTCTTTACACTGAAAGGGTGTAATGTTGATCTCTTAAATGACGAAGAGTTCATCCGAGATATTGTGTACACTACATCTAAAAAATGTAAGTCAACTCTGCTATCCATCAACTCACATAAGTTTGATCCGCAAGGTGTAACTTGTGTGGCGATGCTAGCAGAAAGTCATATTAGTATTCACACATGGCCAGAGAAAGGTATGGCAGTCTGCGATATCTTTACCTGTGGTGAGCATACCAAACCTAAGAAAGGTATGGAGTATATGCAAATGATGTTCAGTGCCAAGGACATCGTATCTAAATCATTTACACGACCATTAGGATGATTGAAGTTTACGACAATTTTTTACCACAACCATACTTTGATTCTTTAAGAGATTTACTTACATCACCTAACTTTGCTTGGAATTTCTTTCCTAACATTACTGCGATGAAAGAACTTTCAGATGATAATTCGTATGGTTTTAGTTTCACAATTTTTAATTCTATACAAAAGTATAGTATTCAAGAAACTAAAGAATCGTGGATAACTTTACCTGCTCTTTTTTCTATTCAGGAAAAAGTTAAATGTAAAACTATTGTTCGTGCCAGGTATGATTTGACTACATACAATCCATCAAATTATAGACACCCATATCACATTGATATGAATCATCATAGTTTTGTTTCGGCAATTCTTTATATGAATGAGAGTGATGGCAATACTTTAATTTACGATAAAAAAGTTGTAAATGCCAATGACATAGATTACACAAAAAATTATGAGATCAAGAAATCTATTGACCCTTTGCCAAATCGTCTGCTAGTATTTGATGGGAACTATGTTCATACAGGACATTCTCCGTCAAAACACAAGAGTCGTATTCTTTTGAATTCCGTTTACACTAATTAATTATGAGCAAAGAATTTTTGTGGGTGGAGAAATACCGCCCCAGTATTGTTGAAGATTGTATCCTTCCTGCTAGCACTAAAGAAGTGTTTCAGGGTTTCGTCAACCAGGGCGAACTACCTAACCTGCTCTTGACCGGCACAGCAGGTGTTGGCAAGACCACTGTTGCTAAGGCACTGTGTGAGGAGATCGGTGCCTCTTACATCGTGATCAACGGATCTGATGAGGGACGCTTCCTAGACACCGTGAGGAACCGTGTCCGTCAGTTTGCTACGACTGTCTCTCTCACGTCTGGAGCATCCCACAAGGTGGTCATCATCGATGAGGCAGACAACACCACCAATGATGTTCAACTGTCTCTAAGGACTGCTGTGGAGGAGTTCCATGGCAACTGCCGTTTCATTTTTACCTGTAACTTCATCAATAAAATTATTGAACCGTTACACTCACGTTGTACAGTCGTTGATTTTAGAATCAAACCTGAGCAGTCTACTCAACTTCAGGGAGAATTCTTTACTCGTCTCAAAACTATTCTAACAAATGAGAATGTTGAGTATGAAGATAAAGTTCTCGCGAAACTTGTCAAGAGGTATTATCCTGATTGGCGTCGTCTCATTAACGAGTGCCAGCGTTATGCTGCCACAGGGAGTATTACTTCTGCTATCTTGGTTGACGTTGCAGATGTTAATCTGGATACTCTACTTACATCTCTGAAGAAGAAAGACTTTACTAATGTAAAGAAGTGGGTAGTTCAGCATCTTGATAACGATCCCAGTATGGTGATGCGTAAGGTTTATGATAGTTTGTATGGTGTATTGAAACCTGCTTCTATTCCTGAAGCTGTTCTTATCATCGCTAAGTATATGAAAGACATTACTATTGTTCCTGATCAAGAGATCAACATGTTGGCATGTCTGACAGAGATTATGATGAGTTGTGAATTTCGATGACACTACTCAAATTTATTGAGAAAGAACCTAAAATTATTATGATGGAGGAAATGTATGAGCGACTCGAAAAAGAACCAGAGAGACAATGGGAATACATCAAAAGTAAAAACTACACCAGAGAATGTTCAGGAAGCAAATGAAGCATTGTTTCATGCTACAATGAACCTACCCCATGCTGCTGCTCATTGTGGAATGACAGAGCGTGAAATGAAAATGATCTTTCGTGAATACCTTAAATACCAT